CAGGTGTTACTTTATGTTTCACGCTCGTACCTCCTATCGTTCCATTTCTTCGAAATCCTCTTCCTGCTCATAGCTTTTGACCTTCACCGGCTCAAAACCCTGATTTTTGATGTTGGTAAACCACTGTGACATAAACTTCTTCAAATCCTTTACCTTGGCAGGGGATGCGGTATCTGTTACATAAAAAATCCCCATATCGTCTTGTAGGTACGAAGTGGGGTCGATAGACCTGTTAACCTTGTCCACGGTAAAAGTGATTTCCGGGTCACGCATGGCGTCTCCGTTGCAGTTATAATAGTGAGCAATACTGTACTCACCACCGCCGATGGCTTCTATCGCCAAATCCTCAAAGCCTTCCGATTGCAGCTTCATATAATAGGCTTCGCTATTTAGAACCGGAGCTGCAAACAGCATCAGCTTTTGATAAAGCCGTTGTTCCAAGGTCATAGTTGTGCTTACAGACGGGCGGTCAGAAGCGCTTTCTTCCTCGTCTGCCGTCATCATATCCTCGCCATCGTCCTTAAACTCCAGTGCAAGGTCAAGCTCCACCTTTTTCTTTTGCAGCTCCAACAACCGCTCTTCGTCAGGGAACGGCTTTTCCATTTCCTCCTTTGCGTCTGTAAGCTGCTGGTTCAGGCTGAGCAGGCTGTTTTCCTCCTCTGTTTTCGCCTTTTCCATGCGTTCTGCCAGATGTTCCAAACGAGTGATATTACCTAACGCAGCCTCACCCATATCGGTAGAATAGGTGCATTTGCCGCATAGCTGGATGGAAACACCATTGCCCCATTGACGAACCAAGCGGATAGGAAAGCCTGCGTAGGTTCCCAACTCGAGAGTAGCACCGGTGTCACGCCCCAGCTTACGGGCAATAACCATGAAATGCTCCGCTGCTTTGGTGCGTTCCTCATGGAACCTGTCGTCAATCACCATCTGAAAGTCAGCTGGTGCATGTTGGGCATAGGCGACAATATCAGCTGTCATACCCTCGATTTTTCTGGTAGCTGTGGCAATCTCTTTGGGATAATACTGGCTGATACGGTACTGCATTTCATTCCTTTGGCTCTGCCAGGAGGATTTCAGCACTGTCAGGCGGCTGATTTCGTTATCGGTTTCCATCTTCTGCTTGATTCTTGGGTCAGAGGTGGCAAGTGCTTTAAACTCTGCATACTGCAAAACAGTATCGTCAATGTCCTCACAGCTTCTAAGTGCAGAGCGACCAGTCATAATCTGGCTGATATAGTGCTGCTTCTGCTCTAAAATCTGCCACAAATAGCTGTCTAATGTATTTTCGGTGATGTAATTAAAGATAGAAATTTCCTTGTTTTCATTGCCTTGACGGAGGATTCTGCCGTTGCGCTGGGTTAGGTCTGAGGGGCGCCAAGGCACATCCAAATGATGGAGAGCTACTAACTTTTGCTGCACATTCATGCCTGTGCCCATTTTTTCGGTACTACCCATCAGAACACGGATTTCACCACTGCGCACCTTATCAAAGAGCTGTTCTCGCTGCACGTCGGTTTTTGCATCGTGTATAAAAGCGATTTCCTCCGGTTTTACCCCCTGTGTGATCAAAGCTGTTTTGGTAGCCTCATAAAAATTGAAGCTACCGTCATACTTTGGTGTGCCTTGGTCACAGAAAATAAGCTGTGCCAGCTTTTCACCAGCAGTTTCATGGTAAATCTCAGCCACTTTTCCAGCACAAATATTGAGCTTGGTGTTTGGATCATCGGGAATTGTCGGGTCAACGGCTCTTGGGTCAACAGACAGCAGCCTTGCTTCATGGGTCAGTTTGAGAAAATTGTCCTCGGTGCTGTCCACTTCACCGTTACGAATCAGCTCCGCACGTTCGCCCAGCTCCATGACAATCCGCTTTTGTTCCGGGGTAATGGCGGTTTTAATGACCTGCACCGTACCGGTTTTCAATTCCGGCACCGGCAAGTCCAGCATATCTGCGGTTTTAATATCCGCAATCATCTGGAACATACTCATCAGCTCCGGCAGATTGTGAAACCGTGCAAAACGGTTCTTCATCTGGTATCCGTTGCCCTCCGGCTTAATTTCTAAAGATGATTCTACTTTGCCAAAGGTGCTTGCCCAACTATCGAACATCAGCAGACCACGACGTTCCAATTCCTTGGGCTGCAAGGTCTTTTGGAGAACGTACAGCTCTGCCATGGAATTGGAAACAGGAGTGCCGGTGAGATAAATAACGCCCTTGCCATTTCCAATTTCATTGATATACTGACACTTCATGTGCATATCCATGGCTCGTTGGCTGCTGGCTCCGCTGACACCGGCAACATTGCGCATTTTGGTGTAGGAAAAGTTATTTTTGTATGCGTGCGCTTCATCTACCACCAAGGCATCTACACCAAGCTCCTCAAAATAGATAACATCATCTTTTTTCTCCGCCTTAAACAATCTGTCATAACGAAACTGGAGGTTGGAGCGGAAAATTTGCATCTGCTTTAAGGACCAGTCCTTGCCATCACGGAGCTTTTGCTCCTCGATGGCTGTGGATATTGCGTCAAGCTCGGCCTGCATAGCCACAAGCTGCCGTTCTCTTGATAATCCAATCAGCTCAAAGCTGGAATGTGCCATAATCACGGCATCGTAATCGCCTGTGGCAATACGGCTGACAAAGCGGCGGCGGTTCTTTCGCTCAAAATCCTTTTTATCTGCCACCAGAATATTTGCATTGGGATACAGGCGCATATACTCGTTTGCCCACTGTCCCACCAAATGGTTAGGAACCGCAATGAGCGGCTTGTGGATTTTGCCCAGCCGTTTCAGCTCATAGGCCAGGGCAATGGAACTGAAGGTCTTTCCAGCCCCTACTTCATGAGCAATCAGCAGATTTCCGTCACCGTACAGACCATGTGCAATTACATCAAGCTGGTGCTGTCTGAGGGTAATATCATCTGCCATACCCTGCAAAGCCAAGTCTGACCCGTCATATTTGCGCGGACGGACGTTATTGAATTTCTCATTGTAGAGCTTGGTCAGCCTTGCACCACGCTCGGGGTCTGCAAACAGCCAGCTTTCAAATGCAAGCTTGATTTGGGCCTGCTTCTCACGGGCGAGAATGGTATCACGCTTATTCAGAACGTATTTAACCTTATCCTCACCGGTATCCGGGTCAACATAGTCCACACGGTCTTTTACCTCCACAGAACGCAGATTCAGGGTATTTTCCAATATCTCGTAGGCATTCATGCGGTCGGTACCGTAGGTTTGATTAACGGCAATGGAGGCCTTTTCTGCACTTTTATTGGCGATAAAGTAGGCGCCGCTGTAATTGGAAAATTCCACGCCGATGGCATACCTCCCTGTCTGGTTATATGCCATCGTCTTGAAGGTGTCATACATAAACTGCTGGTACACATCAACAGGTATCCATGTGGAGCCAAGGGTAAAGCTGATTTCCTGCGGAGTCAGCGGCGTAGGCTGTACGGATTTCAGAGCTTCCACATTTCGGGCAAACCGCTCCGGTTCTTCCTCGACTTTCAAAATGACTTCGGTCAGCTTATCCTTTACATAGCCACTCAAATATTCCCCGGCCGTCTGCCAGCCAGTGTGGGGATTGCCCGTGTACTGTGTCGGGTCTTGATAAATGCGCTCACCCAACTCTGCGATGATTTCATCCGGTGTCGCCTTACGGTGTTCCGGCAACTGATACAGCCACGACATATAGGAAAGGTCTACTCTGCCCTTTACATTGAGGGATACCTTTAAGGCTTCCTCTGCGGAAAACACTACGCTGGGCATTACCTTGGGCTTAATCGTAGCTTTATAGAACATTGGCGTTTTTTCATATACGCCTTTTTCTGTTTTGCTCTCCTGCTCAATGGAACGAAGCAAGGGTGCATTGCTGTCCCTTGAAAATGCGATGACATTACCATAGGAATTGAGATATCCGTATTGCTTCACAAAGTCATCGTATACTTGGTTCAAATATCCAATATGCTCCTGTAGCTGCTTTTCATATTCGGCAGTAGGCAGATCATAGCTGTCTGCATAGACACTGTTTTGAAAGTCAATCAGACTACGGACAGCGGCGGTGATTTCAATCATGTCACGGATACGCTCTGCTTTTTTACCGGTAATGTCCTGCCGGTACATACGGGAATTTTCCTGATAATACAGCACATCGTCCACGACAGTGTAACTAAAATTGCGTACCGCAGGGTCAGCAGGCATGGAATCTCTTAAAACGGTTTTTTCTTCCGCATATTCCGATATAGCCTCCGTATAAGTACCTTCCAGATAGGAAACGGCTCTTTCCAGCCGCTCATCCAAAACATCGCCGGGGATTGGGCGACAGGCGGTCGTTTTTTCGTTACCGAACATGGACTCATCAAAAACCATCTCGCCTAGCACCATTTCTGGGTGATTCACAAAATAGCTGTTGAGCGGAATGCCACCTGCATTTTCCTCCACGGAAAGCCAAGGACTGTTTTCCTTGTCCGGTACAATTTCCCGCTCTCGTTTTTGTAAAAATAAAATATCCGTGGTAGCTTCAGTTCCTGCCACCTGTTTGAATGCATTATTAGGAAGACGGATTGCTCCCAAAAGCTCCGCCCTCTGTGCAAGGTATTTTCGGATGGTTGGATTGGATTTATCCAGCGTGTACTTTGAAGTGATTACCGCCACGATTCCACCGGGGCGAACCTGGTCTAAGGACTTCGCCAGAAAGTAATCATGAATACGGAAATTGTGCCGGTTATATCGTGGGTCATCAACTCGGATGGAGTTAAAGGGCACATTGCCAACCACTACATCAAAGAAATGGTCAGTAAACTTCGTTTTTTCAAATCCCATGACTTGAATATCCGCATGGGGATACAGGTGCTTGGCAATGTTTCCGGGAATGGTATCAATTTCTGCGCCGTAGAGCTTAGAGCTGCTCATGCTTTCCGGCAGTACGGAGTAAAAGTTGCCCGTTCCCATTGCAGGGTCTAAGATATTTCCTCCATAAAAACCGAAACGCTCCAGCGCATGATAGATGTGCCGGATCACACTCTGCTCTGTATAGTAGGAGGTCAGCGTACTTTGCTGTGCAGATTCAAATTCTTCCTCAGTGAGCAACCCCTTGATTTCCTCGTATTCCGTTTCCCAGCCAGATTTTCCCGGTGTCAGGGCATTTGCAAGACCGCCCCAACCGACAAATCTGGCAAGGGTAATCTGTTCTGCGGCAGTGGCCATGCGTCCCTGCGACTGTAAATCCTTTAATAGACAAATGGCTTCAATATTATTACGGCACTTGGTTTTCTGACCGCCCTCGTACAGATGATGGTCAGGGGAATAACGATACTGAAAGCCATCCATGGTACGTTTATGAAAATCCTCCATGACAGTTCGGTTATAATTCTCGTTGGCTTGATTGACAAGGGTTGTCGCATTGATCTCTTCCTTTGTTTCTTCGCTGTTACCACCGTTTTGTACGGCATCCACCACCATGGAAGCAATCTCCCCATCGTTGTAATGGTCTTTCAGCAACTTGCAGTCTGCAATTTCAGAAATTGGTACTCTTTCCCGGATGGCAAATTTGGTGAGGTTCTGAAGCTGCGAAATATCCCCGATTTCCACCGTGCGCCCATCGAGCATGAACTTAAGGATTTCAAATACCTTGTCATGATAAGAAATACGGTCACCTTCCTTAAAGGGAAGCGGTTCCGGCTCGGTGCTGCTCTCATTTAACAAGGCGTCGTTGTCCTCGCCATCATTGGCCTCATAGGTATCCTGTGGCTGGGAAAATACTTCAAATAGATTGAGCTGGGCAGACGGCTCCGTGAGAATAGACGGTGCATCTAGGGAAATCAGTTGCCCCGCAGCCCCCAGTTCCGCTTTTTCTTCGGCGGTCAGGTAGCTTTCTTGCTGAATGAGCTGGAGAATTCGTGCTTCAACCTTTTCCCAAGTTAGATGCTCGTGAAAATCAACGCCATCGCTTTTGTACTCAATATCAAAACCACTACCATTATAATTGATTCTTCTATGACCACCGTTTTTCAGACTACCGCTGACACCACCAATCCCATACTCATTTTTCAGCACGGCAATGCGGTCTTTTCTAGCAGGCAGCGTGAGCATTGCGTTAAAAATTCTTTGCTTACCGCCTTGAAATGAAATGTGACTGGACAGAATTTGATTGATGATGTCATCTTGGAAAATGATCGGTTCTTCATCTGGTTCATAACTATCTTCATCCGCAGTGCCTTTCATTTCTTCCGCTTCATCAGGAATGGAGTAATCATCTAACATACTGTCCGCAGAGCTAAAGGGATAGGCTCCCATTAAAATAAGCTGGTCAATTTTTTCTGCCAGCTCCCGGTAGGTAAAGGCAAACTGCTGTCCCTCGGTTTCAAAAGTAATATCATCCTTGCCGGACAAAAGGTACAGATACTCACCGGTCTTAGTGGTGTAATCGGTATCCAGCTTTCCATAAAAGGCTTTCAGGGCATTGGCTTTGGTACTCTGCTTATGACCGCCGCCCCAAAAGCGATATAGTTCTGACTGCCATTCCCATGTATCTGGGGTAATATCATCGGCACACAACACCACATCTACAAGATCAGAGATTTCCTCCTCGTCCAGCAGAGAAACCGGTTCGGCAACGTGTGTTTCTAGCGCTGTTTTTGTCACGGCTTCGACAGGAGCTTCCTGTATTTTCTTCGGCGGAACAACTAAAAAACCGCCCACAGACGGTTCTTTACCATCTGTGGGCGGTTCTGTCTGTTGTGTGGGTTGTGTTATCTGACCTTGAGTGCCACTTCTTTCATAATCAGTTCCTCCGCTGCGAGGGTGATCATGTTCATGTGACTGGCTCTCTCCAGTGTGTCTTCGGTGTCCGGCATCGGCTGCACCGTGAGAAGCTCCTGTATCAGAGCTTCCTTGCGCTTCTCCGCCTCCTCGTCCACTTGGAGAATCATTTTGTTGATTTCGCCCTGTGCTATCAGCTCCGACAGGCGGTGGGGGTGGTGTTCCATCATATAGGCTTTCCACGCTCTGCCGAATTTGCCTACCGGCATTTTGTCGATCTGCGCTTCCTGCGAAATCTGTATTTCGGGGTACATCATCCCGTCCTCGGCCTGACGATAGCTGAGGTTCATCAATGGCTCTGTTCTCATAGATTTGGCTCCTTTCAATTTTGATTGCTTTGATTTCCTGATAAATTTCCCTGAGAATGGGACGCGCCAGTGAAGCGGTACAGCTACCAATGGTCATAAATAACTCTAAGCTGTTAAAATGGCTGATATTCACAAAAGCGCCATCCTCAATAGGGGCAGTATCAATTCCACATTTTCTGAACACTGTATAGGCTACGCTATCCGTGACAAGCTCGGTAAGCTCCGCCTTGACCGCTTCGATAGGCATACCGTAGAGCATACTGCTTTCGTCACGAATCTTAAAATTCTCCAAATACTTCGGCAGATGTTCCCGCACCATACGCTGTGCTAATTTATACAGACACTGTTCGATACTGGAAGTAGGCGTATTGTATTTCTCATGGATCTTTAGCAAAAGGCTTGGCTGATACTGTTCCTCCAGCTCCCACAGAAAACCCATGACAGTGCGGAAGCTCTGCGGTGTGCCGTTGGTGTCCATGAAATCAAACAGATACTTGATACTGGCATTGGGGTTTGCCATATCAATTACGGCAATTCCCTTTGCGCCCTTATTGATACTGCGGTTAATCCGTTTATCGTGCCATTAATCAAAAGTAGCAAGCTGTGTGGCATCGGGGCGCTGTGCATAAATCAGCACGGAATTGTCAAAGGAACGCTTATAGAACCGTGCAACACAGGATAACAGCCCCATCCACTCAGCAGGAGTTTTTGTATACTCCTGCACCGACTGCTTATAAAGGTCGGCAAGTAGGGTTGCTTTGCTCAATCTACCACCTCCGTATTCAGATTTTCAAAATACATAGCAAGTGCCTTATCAATAGTATCCTCAATCTCTTTTTTGCTCTGCTCGTTGGTGAAATACTTGGAAATCACTGTAGGCTTGACCTTAAAGGACTGGGGCTTATTGCTCTTTGGTTTGCGGGTTTTCTCTCCGGAAAGGATTTGTACCATTGCGGTATCGGTCAGCTTTCCTGTTTCATAGTAGCTGCGGAGTAATTCCGCCTTTTTCATATCCACTTTGTAGTTGTCGGACTCCATGAGGTCAAAAATCTGCTGTTGCTGATTGATGTCCTCTACAAAGGAGAGGTCATAGCCTGCAAGAAACGCAATTTCACCGGTATCAACCTTTTCCAGTAAGCCGAAAACCAGCCCTGCAAGACGAATATATCGTGCAACCTTGGCATGAGAAAGACCATATTCTCCACCTAATTTTTCGTCTGTTCTCAACTTCGTCTCAACTTGTGACGAAGTTGAGTTTCCCTCGCAGCCATGAGGATTTAAGAAGATTTCTATCTCTGCTAAAAGGTCGTTTCTCTTACCCTGTGATTTGAGTGCTTCATAGTGTTGGGCAAGGCAATAGGCACGTTCCGAATGGCTCATATCAGAAAAGGAACGCTGCCGCAGATTGGTTTCTGTGACAATCAGCACGGCTTCATCATGAGTCAGATTTTCCTTAATGATAACAGGACCTTTGGTAAGACCGGCTAGCTGACCGGCATTTCGGCGGTTATGACCGCTAAGTATCAGATACCGCCCATCCTCCGTATGCCAGAGGATAATGGGAAGCAGAATACCAAACTGGCGAACACTATCCACCATGTCGGCAAGCTGCTGTCCCTCATATAGCTTGAACCTGTGGTTCGGAAACGGCTCCATTAAAGAGAAGTCCATTTCCGTGATACCTCCCTGCACAGGAGCAGGGGCGGTGTCCTGTGCAGGCTCAAAATTGAGCATATCTGCAAAATCTTCAATAATAACTTTTGGCTTAGCCAACTCCGATCAGCTCCTTTCCGTCTGTTTCTTCACAGGAAAGAAGTTCATCTGCAAACTGACTGTAAGCAATCGCCGCCGGATTTTCTGGCAGGAACTCACAGATGGTTTGATGATACAGCACTGCTTCTGCGACCTTGATAGAACGAGGGATACGAGTGTTGAAAATCGGCACTTTTCCGGCAAAGCCCTGTTGAATCATTTTATTAACCTGTGCGGACAGAATGGTGTTAGGTGAATCCATGGTGATAAGGATACCATCAATACGCAGACGATGGTTGCTGTTTTTGCTGATAACCTGATAATGTTTCAACAACTCAGCCAACCCCTGCGTAGACAAAAGCTCTGCTTGTGTTGGCACAATAATGCTGTCGGCACACATCATCACGTTAATCATCGGCGTACCCATTTGTGGCATACAGTCGATGATGATGTACTCGTATCTGTCATTGATGGTATCCACATACTGCGACAGCATACGCTCACGGAAATCCACGTTGCACAGATTTCGTTCCAGTGTAAAAAGCTGAGAATTTGAAGGGATAACATCCACACCGCAGTTGGTTTTTATAATATAACTATCGGGATCAGGCAAAGGCTCGTCCTCAATCAGCTTGCGAATAATGGTGTTAATAGTTACCTCTAGTTTATTGGTGTTTTTCACACCAAAGATGATACTGGAATGCCCCTGACCGTCAAAGTCAATAAGGGCGGTTCGGTGTCCCCGCTGGGACAAGAGATAGGCAAGCGTGGTGGCCGTGGCCGTTTTTCCCACGCCGCCCTTCTCATTCATGATTGCAATTACTTTTGCCATCAGCAAACTCCTTTCTTGGGTAAAAAATAATTTGGGTAGGGTAAAAAGGGTAATAAAAAAATAGACGTAATCGGTGAAAACCCGCTTGTTTACTGGGTTTCTCTGATTACTGTCTATTATAACTCAGTCATTCTGCAGTATCTTTTGGACTGTTTCTGGTCTCCATTTCGGATTGCCTGCCGCTGTGTAAATTCCGTCTTTCATCAAACCCTTACAAATTCCTGCGAGGCTTTCGCCCTCAAGGTACTCTCTGAAAATTCGTTTTACAACCTCAGCACCTTTTGGCTCAATAATAAGGTTTCCATCCTCGTCCTTTGTATATCCAAGAAATCGGTTATGGTTGACCTGCACTTTGCCTTGTTGGTATCTGTACTGAAGACCAAGTTTAACATTCTGCGAAAGTGACTGGCTTTCCTGTTGCGCTAAGGATGCCATAATGGTAAGGAGCACCTCACCCTTGGCGTCCATTGTATTAATATTTTCCTTTTCAAAATATACCGGAATGTTCTTTGCCTTTAGGTCACGAATGTACTTTAGACAATCCAAGGTGTTACGAGCAAATCGGCTGATGGACTTGGTAATAATCATGTCAATGTTGCCCGCCATGCATTCATCTATCATACGGTTAAACTCATCACGCTTTTTCGTGTTTGTGCCTGAGATACCATCATCAGCAAAGATGCCTGCAAATTCCCATTCAGTATTTTTCCTAATGAAATCTGTGTAATGCTCCACCTGTGCCTCGTAACTTGTAGCCTGTTCATCTGTATCCGTAGAAACACGACAGTAGGCTGCAACTCTGAGTTTCGGTATGTTTTCTGTTGATACTGTATTGCCAACCCGTTTTCGAGCCGGAATGACAGTAACATTTTTGCCTACATTTATATTAGCCATCACTCCACCTCGCTTTCTATCAGGCCGTACATATATTCAGCTTGTACAAAAGGATCATCAAAAAACTTCGTCTGCCTGCTCATTTTAAATCTTGTTTGTGGAGTGGGCGGTAATGGTTCTCTATATTCCTTTATTCTTCCAAGAGCCAGTGCCCGTCTCCGTATTTCATTGTTTGCCTTATTAAAAACTTCGCTATCAACAATGGAAGGGTAATAATCATCCCCAACATAACGCTCATTTTGTAGCATTCTCTTTGCTGAAGCGTGGTACAATTTAAGTCCTGCTTTTTCGGCAGCCACTGTAAGAGCCAACCCAGAGTTATAACCTTCAAAGAGTTCTTTTACTTGACCTGCTGCCGTTTCATCTATAACTGCCTTACCGCCTTCAATGCGGTAACCATATGGTGTATGTGTCATTAATCCACCAGCCTTTCTTTTAAGGAAAGACCGCATTTCATTTTAAATACAATCTCCTCCCTGGAATTTACAACTATCTCATCTACAAAATCCTCAAAAGCATTATCGTTAAATTTCAATGCCATTCTATTTCTGCTACAGAACCTTATGAGCCTTTGGGTTTCATCTATCTTTGATGCATTACCGCTTACCGCATAAGATATATGTTTTTTCTCTGTGGCAAGCCGAGCAAACTCACTTAATAATTCGGTGTTCTGCTTTGTAAACAGTCCCGGATTTAAAAGTCCCTTTGACATAAGTTCCATAAGCACATTACGCTGATTTTCGTTCTTCTCAATCCGTTCCTCAATTTCAGTTATCTTCTTTAGATAAGCTTTCTCATCAATATTTCTCAACCCTTGCATAAAGGGTTTGATTAGCACATCACAAGAAAAAACCAGCTTGTTTAGCATAGTTACAAATGCAGCCTTAATATCTTCATCTTTGATGAACTTCATTGAGCATTTAACTGTGTGATCTATGTGTTTTGTACAGCACCAGGCGATATACTCGTTCTTTCCGGAATAATGAATACGTCTTTTGAAACGGGAACCGCACTCTCCGCAGGTTATTTTACCGGAGAATACATACCGCTTTTGGTATTTGCCTTCCTTCTTTGAAACACCCTTTTCCTTGCCACGTTGTTCCATAATCGACTGTGCCTTTTCAAAATCCTCATGGCTGATAATAGCCTCATGATGATTTTCAAGAAGGTACTGATTTTCTTCACCGTAATTTATATGGCGGTTAAATTTGCTGTCTGTATAGGTCTTTTGAAAGATTACATCTCCGGTATATTTTTCGTTCTTAAGAACACCTTGAACCGTTGACGGATGCCATATGGTACCTCGCTTTGATGGAATGCCTCGCTCATTTAATTCTTTGGCTATGAGAAAGGCTCCTTTGCCGTTAATACACTCTTTAAAAATGGTGTGAATTATTTCCGCCTCCTTAGGCACAACCTCCATCTTGCCATCAGCATTTATGTAACCGTATGGCGGGTAGGAAATTATAAAAGTGCCGTTTATAAAGCGTTTCTGAATAGCCCATTTACTGTTTTGTGAAATGGAAACAGACTCGCTTTCGGCAAGACCGCTTAGTATGGAGAGCATTAACTCACTTTCCATAGAACCTGTATTAATGTTTTCTTTCTCGAATTGAATGAACACACCAACATCAATCAGTCTTCTTACCATTTCCAAGCAGTCGGTTGTATTTCTTGCAAAACGGCTGATTGACTTTGTAAGAATCAAATCAATCTTGCCTTGCTCAGCATCTGCGATCATATCCAAAAGACCGGTTCTGTTATCTTTCTTAGTACCGCTCAAGCCTTTATCATAATAAAGGCCTGCAAAATCACATTCTGGGTTCAATTTAATGCAACTTTCATAATGCTCTTTCTGAGCCTTTAAACTTACCAGCTGTTCATCACTGTCAGTAGAAACTCTGGCATATGCAGCAACACGAAGTTTTCTCTTTGAAGTGGCTGCTATATTGTCAACTTTAAATATCTTTTTCATCATCTCACCTCGCTTTCGGTATATGACATATTCGCTCTAAAATCCAGTAATAGCAAGTGTTTTAGGACATTATCTTTGCTAAAACAGGTGAGAACTTTTTACGATTCAACTCTGTAATTTTGTCGAATTCATCCAGTGAAATTAAACCCGCAGATAAAAGCTGTTTGAGTAGTTTTTGAGCCATATAATAATCAGCCTCTTTCTGCATTTGGCTGTTAGTCATCTTTATTGCTTCACCATGTATTTGGCTGTTGTCTGTGACTTGAAAAACATTCATAGAAAAACACCTCCTACCTGGTAGCCACGGGGGGAGGTGAAATCTGATGTTTTAACTAATCTTTTTTATAAAAATCGCACTCATAACCATCGGCATTAAGGAGCAGCCCCTTTGCCCAGGGAGGGACGCTGCCCATCTGCTCACATACGCTATCTATCGACATTCGAGGGTCTGCCTCAATGATTACTTCATCATGCACATGAGCCACTATGTTGCAAGTGCAGAGTGTTTGCATGGCATACATCAAGATATCACGGGAGATTGCTTGAACAATATTCTCTACAAATTTGGGTCCATAACTTTCGATTCTTTCCCATTTCTTCGTTCCACCTACACCTTCATAAGTCACAGACTCACCACCGAAGATATTTTCACCGATACGAGGTTTTACATAGGCAAGTTGTCTGCCGGAAGGAAGAACTATGAATAACATTCCGCTCATGCAATGAAACTCAATATTATTAGTTTTCTGTGACTTATTTTCCTTGATGCATTTCTTAACAACAGAGTCAACATCCCACCAGAACTTTACGATGTTTGGATTGGATGCTCTCCAGGCATTTACAAGAGGTTTCAATTCTTCCTCTGCAAGTCCCATCTCCAATGCACCCATAGCCTTCAATGCACCGACTGATCCGCCATATCCAAGTGCTAATTCTGCTATTTTTCCTTTTTGCCTTAGATGACCGTTCACACCATGCTTTTCAACAGGAACTTTAAACATCTGAGATGCAGATGCACAATAAATATCACCGCCGCTTGCGAATACTTCGGTTCGCCATTCTTCACCTGCAAGCCATGAAAGCACACGAGCCTCAATTGCAGAAAAGTCTGCAACAATAAACTTATTGCCGTCCTTTGGCACAAAGGCTGTGCGGATAAGCTGCGAGAGGGTGTCCGGTATATCTTCATAGAGCATTTCAAGAGTTTCATAATCACCACTTTTTACTATGCCTCGTGCCTCTTTTAAATCCGGCATATGGTTTTGGGGCAGGTTCTGTAATTGCACAAGCCTTCCTGCAAAGCGGCCGGTTCTATTTGCGCCATAAAATTGGAACATACCTCTGGCACGCGAATCTGCACAAACAGCATTTTCCATTGCCGTATATTTCTTAACAGACGATTTTGCGAGCTGCTGACGGAGTTTAAGCACTTCAGCCAAATGCACCGGTGCATCTTTTAATAGCTCTGCCACAGCTTTTTTACCAAGTGTATCTGTTTCAAGGCCGTTTTCAGAAAGCCAGCCCTTCATCTGTTGTACCGAGTTGGGATTATCTAGTTCTGTCATTTGCTGTATTGCTGACATCAGTTTTTCGTGAGAAACATCATCCACAGCAATAGCCTGTTTTACAAAATCCATATCTACCTTTATGCCACGATCATTAATTTCCTGGTCGAGATGGTATTCATCCCATATGTCTTCCGGAACAGGGAACTTTATAAGCCTTTGCTGTATCTGAATTTCCGTTTCTACGTCACGTTTGTTATAAGCCTTAAACTTCTGCCATTTCTCTTCATCATCGCTTGGCATATTACGAGTTCTTCCACCGTTTGATTTGGTAGGAGCACACGGAACACAAAAGTATCTTATAAGGTCTTTACCTTCAGTCAGCTTTTGCTTTTCAAGGCCAAGAACAGCACCCACACCTTCCAAGGAAAGGGGAAGTCCCATATATGCCGACCATACCATTGAACATTTCCATGATGAAGGATTTAAATAATATCCAAAGGGATAGCCAAGATAACGGGAAAGGCAGACACGCTCAAACTGAGCATTGAATGCCCATTTGGTTATATTTTCATCGGTCAAGGCATCGAGTATCTTCTTCGGTATCTTTTCTCCACTCACAAGGTCAACCACCATAACCTCTCCGCCATCTACAGAATATCCAAACAGTAATATTTCAAAGTCATCTGCCTCTACATAACGGTAAACTCCGCTCTTTTGCAAATTGACAGATGAGTATGTTTCAATATCGATTTCCAAGTTCTTCATAACATGCCTCCGTTCCTAAAAGAAAAAAGGTGGCAGAGGAAAAGCCTCCACCACCGCAATGTCATCGTTCCTTTTAGGCAAGGAAGTCATCATCCACAAGAGTAGTAAAGTCATCTGCTGCAGAGGTCTTTCCACCAAGAGGTTCGCCGTCCTTAATCTTTTGAATATTACCAAGACCACAAGCTACACCCTTATTGCCGTTGGAGTTGAAAGCATAAAAGTTAAGAGAAACTCTACCGTAACAACCGCTGTACACTTCACTGCGATCCAAAATAGGTTTAACTCTTTTGTCTACAATCTGCGGAGCAGTTACGCTATTAGCATTGATAAAATAATGCCCCTTGTATGCCTCATCGTCACGCTCTACATCACCGTCACGAAGCGGAAGTTTAATGGTAGCCTTATTCGGTTTCTTTCCACCAAATTTTGAAATGCCTTCTTCAATAGCTTCATCGATGGCGGTATTTACTGCATCGATAGTTTCCTTATCATCCTTTGGAATGAGAACGGATACGCTGTACTTTTCAGCACCGCCGTTGATAGATACCGGCTCCCATCCGTGGAAGTAAGAGAGTCTTGTGTTTACACCTGTGATAACCTTAGTTTTATTAGTGTTATTTGCCATAATATTTAATCCTCCATAATTTCGTTAAATTCGTTTTTTGCATCTGCTACGTTCATAGCCGGTCTTTTATCCGAATTGGGAACAAGAGTCGGCTTGCCCGGTGGTTTATAAATGAGGCTTCCTAGAATTTCCTCAAACTTGGTTTTACCCATCAGTTTCTGCATCTCTGTCATAGGGATAAGGCTCTTACGGTAAATGTCTTTAAATCCGCTTGCCACGGCTTTTTCTGCGATGGCATCTTCATCTTTGTATTTGCGAACCTAACGGCCTTCCACAACTTTAAAGCCGTTCCACTCTTTGCCATGATTCACAGCGGCGTCTGTGGCGTAGGAAGTTATTTCATTTGCCCATTTAGTAAGGTCGGGGAGAATGAACAGAATCTCTTCTATCTCATTGTCAGTAAGTAACGGTGGCATCTTAAACTCTGTCTGTGCGAGTTTTAATTTTTCTTCGGCTCTTGCACGGCATCTGACTGCAGCTTTGCAGAAAGTACACCATTCACCCGGTATATATTCGCCCTCGCCGTTATAGGCTTTTACTGCCTTTGGCTTAAGTTCCTCTTCTGCCCAAACTTTAAGTTCATCTACCGGTACAGTCCATGTGCTGACATTTTCTCTTCGTGGCTGGAAAATCGTCATTGACACTTCGTTGATATCATAAAGGCTGTCATAGATTTCAAGAGCACCCAAGGCATAAAGTTTCATCTGAGGATTGTCCACTGCATCTACAAGCACACCCATGCCATATTTAAAATCTATGATGTGAAGTCTTTCATCTGAGATGATTAAACAATCTCCAGTACCAAAGCCGTCTGGTACATAGCAGGAAAAATCAAGGCGCTTTTCGATAAGGACGATTGGATCATTGCAGGACTTCCTTGCAAGTTCCACCTGTTCCATAATGAAATCAACATAGGCATCCGTGCATTCTTCCATCTCATCTGAGTCATAGTCTGATATAGGACGCTTACTCCTTATATGGAGTGCCTTTTTCAGTTTGTGTTCTGAGAGTGCATGTGCCGCTGATCCTTCGTCTGCCGCTTTACCGCTTGTATCTTCAAACTCAAGTTCAAGCCTTGCTGATGGTAAACAATGAAGCCATCTGTGTGAAGATGATGCAGATAATATTGCGTGATTACCCATTACCAAGAACCTCCGCATCTTTCAAGATGTCGGCATAGTAAGCCTTGTCAACGGCACTTAACTTGTCGGCACCATACTTTTGAATGATTCCTCGCACTTCGGCGGTAAATCCAAGCTGGCTCTTTTCGGCAAGCACCATACGCACTTTTTCAAGTGTGATATCCGGCTCTTTTGCTGTTTCTGTCTTTGTAGCAGGCACTTCTTTGGGAGCAGAATCACTTTCTGCCATTACATCGCAAATTGCCTGTATGCTGTCTGCAAGACTTCGCATATCATCTACCACATCAAGCAGTAACTTTACTTTGCTCAAGGTCGTTTCCTCCTTTCGTAGTCTCACAGATGGAGAGTTCCTCAACACTGTCTCCTGGAATCAGAATGGTTACACGCTGTTTATCTCCAAGGAGGAAACGTAGGATGCGCTCCCTTATGGTGACATTACGACAAGTAACGATTCCGCCTGTCTGTGGCTCTTTTGAAACACTGATTTTAAGGTTGTGTTTAATGTCCTTCACCTCTTTCCAAAGGGCCATTTAATTTGTTGCCCTCTACCTGGTAGCCACGGGAGGAAAGGAAATCTGACGGTTTAGAAAAAAATAATGCCCTCGGAAGTTTTTTGACCTCCAAGGGCATTGTTCTTAATTAGGAATTTTCAATTTCTGTCCGGCATAGATGATATTAGTAGTTAGACCGTTGAGTGCTTTAATCTCCGTATATCTTTCACCTTTACCAAGCTTTTCTTTAGCAATCTTCCAAAGGGAGTCACCCTTAACTACGGTGTATATATTATATGGGTTAATGGGAGTCAGCACCTTTTTGACCTCGGCTCGAAATATGTCCATCGACTTGCCGTGCTTAGGAAACCAGTGCATCACATCTGCATGATTACTGGCGATGCCCAGCTTGTAACCCTCATTGTGGCAGATGATGTTCTTTTNGGTAAAGCCATAAAGTTTACAAAGATATACACAAAGATCAACGGCCTCCCGGTACACCTTGTTAAAATAGGTGCTATCCGAAAGGCCATCCTCGCAAATCTCAAAGCCTATATGGGTGTCATTTGCTTTTCCTCCAGCGTGCCAGCCGCGATGGTTCCACGGAAGAGTCTGGTATGTGGCAATTGTTCCATCTGCAAGTTTTCCTATGAAGGCATGAACGCAAACTAGGCGACCACCTGGCTTATCTTGGTTCCAATGATTGTTGTATTGGTTCTTTCCCAGCAAACCGTCATCAGGTCCAACATATCGCTTAAGCCATGGGTTATTTGCACCGGTAGAGTGTACCATAATGCCTTGGGGAATTATCGTTTTGCCTGCTTTAAAGCAAGCGTTATTTGTAAGTATTAACTTTCGTAAATTCATTAAAATCACCTCAAATTTAATTGTTGGTTAAGCAAGATTGACAGGGTATAGGTGATAGGTAAACTTCAAATCGCAGTAGGCACTCGCCGATGTGCCATCACTTCCCATGCTGATATACAGTCCATAACCAGAAGGCACTCGGCTTTGACGCATTTGAATATGAATATGCAACCCAGCGTTTGAACTATCAGCACCGATAGGCGTGCTGCGTGAGATTCTGGTAAAGTTCACTTCGTCATTTGAGATATATAGGTCTAATTCTTTTTCACTTGTATCCGATTGGCGGCAAAGGGTAATCAAATGACAATCATAAGCTGTTGGATAAAGCGATCCACCCTGTCCGCCTATAACTACGCTACCAATGGGCAGTAATGTGTGCAAAGGTCCTCGAATGCTATTAATACCGTTCACGCCGGTAGCATTACCGCTCAAGACATACCTTAAATAGCTTGCTCTGGTAAATGCGTTGATAGTTGCTGTTGCTGTGGAGGTAAGAGCCAAGGCTGTGGTCGCATTTTCCGCTCTTTCCAATAAGAATAGGCTCTCCCCAGAAGGAATGGTAACATCACCAATGGAGAAAATCCGACTCGTCCAATAGGCTGTGCTTGCCGGATTTGGTGATGTTCCTGTCCCATAAGCAATATTCATTACATCTTGAATACCCCTTATGGCTTCTGCAAATTTCTTAACAGTATTGCGGAGAGTGCCTTGGATTAACACTTGCACATTATTTGCGGCAGGACTACTCAATGCCGTAACAAAGGTATATGTTACCGTACCAATTACTACGTTGTTGCCGTTATTTATGCCTGTGAATGTTATGGATGCTCTTCGACTTACCATATCTGGTGCTGTAGCTGTTTCTATCGGATGCGAATGGTTCAGGAGAACACCAGTCCGCATATACAGATTGTCGCGAGTATCCTCGACCAAATCGTGTGTAGTATTTAACAGGTTATAAGTGAGATTTAGCAGACTATTTATCTCATCTATATCCAGTT